GCTGCGAGCCACAACCAATCATGAGCATCCTTATGCTATATTTCCCATTGTACCAGCTGAATGGGTCAAAATCACCGGCCACCTCAGTCCTCATCAAATCAATGATGCTTGGGTCAGTCAAATTGGATTTATGTTGGACATTGTACAAACCATTCCGGTTCATATTCATCATGACAGATTTGATTTGACTGGTCAAAACAACGATGACACTTTTAAACAAAGAATCATGTTGGAAAATTTGGGTCGACAAGATACCCGAGACTTCAATCATGCCAGCTGGCGACAAATCAGAGTAAATGAAGCTATCAAGATTGCTGAACACATTGAACGCACAGAAAACAGATTGCTGACTCATTTTAGACAAGGTATAGAAGGCAAGATCAATATTTGGGAAAAAATGATAGCCTTGGATGTAAAAAATCAAATGCGACTTACTTCTATCAATGACAAATAATATCGTAGATAAAATCAAACACTACTGGAACACACAGCCCTGTAATGTCAAGCACAGTTTGTGTGAACCTGGCACTGAGCAATATTTCCACGAAGTCAATCACAGACGTTATTTTGTTGAACCTCATTTGAGAGATTTTGCCAGCTTTCATCTGTGGCGCGGTCGACGAGTGTTGGAAATAGGCTGCGGCATAGGATCTGATGCTGAACAGTTTGCCCGCCACGGTGCTGAATATGTAGGCATTGATCTCAGCCGCGAAAGCCTGGGCCTGTGTCTCCAAAGATTCAAAGTGTTTGGTCTCGAAGGCCGCTTTTATGAAATGGATGGAGCAGATTGGGACCGTTTGAAAGACCTTGGTCAATTTGATTTGGTCTACAGTTGCGGAGTACTACATCACTATCCTGAAGTCAATCAAGTAATTGAAAACATACACCGGGCTCTCAACCCCAATGGCGAACTGAGATTTTTGGTATATGCCAAAAATTCCTGGAAATATGCCATGATCCAAAAAGGTCTGGACCAGTTTGAAGCACAGTCAAACTGTCCCTATGCCAAAGCATACAGCAAAGAAGAAATATACGACCTGTTGGCTGGCAAATTTGAAGTATTAAGGATTAGACAAGATCACTGTTTCATGTATAATGTACCCAAGTATCGGCAAGGTGAGTACGAACTGGAACCGTGGTTTGAGGCCATGCCGGTGGAAATACAAGCCGCTGTTCGTGAATACTTGGGATGGCATCTCTTGGTCAAGGCACAAAAAATATGAAACTCAAAGTCAGTGAAATCTTTTATTCAGCACAAGGCGAAGGTCGCTTTGTGGGCGTTCCTTCAGTGTTCTTGAGAACATTTGGTTGCAACTTTACCTGTGCAGGCTTTGGCTGTGCGCCAGGCGTCCGGTCCACCGAAGCAGATGAAGTGGCCAAGAACATTTCTTTGTACCGAACATTTGAGGAACTGCCCTTGGTCAATACTGGCTGTGACTCATATGCCAGCTGGCATCCAGAATTCAAACATCTCAGTCCTAATCTAACGGTCCAACAGGTAGTGGATCGTATGCTGTTGCTAACGCCCAACCACAGTTGGGTACAACGCAATGGCAACGATGTACATTTGGTAATCACTGGCGGCGAACCACTGTTGGGATGGCAAAGAGTGTACGAAGACTTGTTGAGTCATGACAGCATGTCTGATCTGCGCAATATCACTTTTGAAACCAACGGCACACAAAAACTACAACCAAGATTTGCTGAATATCTTGATCAATGGACTCACACAGGGTTCGACAACGAAGTTACTTTCAGTGTCAGTGCCAAACTGTCAGCCAGTGGTGAGCGTTGGGAAGATGCCATTTGCCCAAACATTGTAGACAGCTATCAACAACATGGCACAGTGTATTTGAAATTTGTGGTAGAAACTGAACAGCATTTTCAAGAAGTTGACCGTGCTGTGGCCGAATTCAGAGCAGGCGGATTTCAAGGTGTGGTATATGTGATGCCGCAGGGCGGTGTGGTCACGCCCTATGATCAAAACCGAGTACGAGTGGCTGACTGGGCAGTGAGCCAGGGTTATTATTACAGCCCAAGATTACATGTGGATCTTTGGGGAAATGGCTGGGGCAAATAATTAAAAAGATATATCATGATAGAAACGAAAAAAAGAACAATAGCCAGAATGTTGACTTATCGACTAACAGCTTGGTTGTTTACCATATTATGGACATATATGTTTACTGGTAGCTTAACCAATGCCACTGGCTTTGCTACTGCTTTGCATATTTTGCTCAGCATAGACTACTACATTCACGAACGAATTTGGCTGCGCATCAAATGGGGCAGGACTGATGTATCTTGATGAGGGTGTTTGAAATGTTTGAATGGTTCACAAAAAAACGCAAGAAAAAACCCACTGTTACAGACAGAGCACCTCCTGCTTCGGCGCCAATCACATCACCAAAAGTAGAAAAAACACCCAAAGATATTGCCACAGAAGCTGGGGAACCTTATGTTGCCATTGTCAGCATGGACATAGATTCAAACAACCTACATCAAGGCGCATTTGAACTTGACTGGAATGATATCTTTGTGGCCAGACTGGTCAAAGCAGGGTACATGCTCAAGGCCACAGACACCGACGCAGACATGGTGGATCGATGGTTTCAAAATGTGTGTAGACACGTTGTGATGGAAACATGGGAACAAGAGCAGGCCATAAAAACTGGCTTTATCAAAGAACGTAACTTGGGCGATGGCCGCAGCGAGGTCAGCTGACTGTGATAGTGTATGTCAATGGCGACAGCCATACAGCAGCAGCCGAAGCAGTTAATTCAGCTGCTTTTGCCGAAGACGATGGATACCCAGAACTGGGGCGCAGGCCTCATCCTGACAACCTCCGAGTCAGCTGGGGTCAGCAACTGGCTGATCGTATCGGCGCAGACTTTGTGTGCGATGCCGAATCAGCGGCATCTAACACCCGAATACTGCGTACCACTCGAGCCTGGATTGAACAACTGCCTCCCTGGGAAAGTTGCGTGGTCATTGTTCAATGGAGTACCTGGGAGCGCGAAGAATGGCTTCACCAAGACCAGCACTACCAAATTGGCAGCAGTGGCCTGGATTGGGTGCCAGAGTCACTACATACCAGATACAAGCAATTCATAACTTCGGTAGACTGGAATCAGTGTCAACAGCATTGGCACGACCAAATTTGGCAGTTTCACCAAGAGCTTGATCAACGGCAAATTCCGCATTTCTTTTTCAACGGCAACAACAACTTTGATCGTGTTAAAAATAAGCAATCATGGGGTGCCAACTATTTGGATCCGTACGGTTCATTGACCTATGACCAAGCTCTGCGCCAAAACGGATTTCAAACAGTCCACTCAAATTCGTGGCATTTTGGCAAGAATGCCCATTGCTTTTGGGCAGATTTTGTGTTAGAATACTGTATCCAAAACCAAATCATTGACCGCCGTGAAATACTTACTGATTGACACTGCCAATACCTTTTTTCGAGCAAGACACAGTGCTTTTCGAGCAGCCGACAGCTGGGAAAAAGTGGGCTACGCTCTACACATCACTCTCAGCAGTGTGAATCGCGTGGTAAGACGGTTTGGAGCTGACCACGTGGTATTTGCCCTGGAGGGGCGCAGCTGGCGCAAAGATCACTACGAACCTTACAAAAAGAATCGAGCCGTGGCTAGAGCTGCGCTGACCGAATCTGAACAGGAAGAAGATCGCCTGTTCTGGGAAGCCTATGACAACCTCACTAAATACTTGAGCGAAAATACCAACTGTAGTGTGATTCGTCATCCCGAAGCAGAAGCTGATGATGTCATTGCTAGATTCATTGCGCTTCACCCCAATGACGAACACACCATAATTTCTTCAGACACAGACTACGTGCAACTCTTGGCAAAAAACGTGCGCCAATTCAATGGCGTAACCGATGAACTTCATACCCTCAAAGGCATCTTTGATGGCAAAGATCGACCTGTGATTGATAAAAAAACCAAACAGCCCAAGACCACACCAGATCCAGCCTGGTTATTGTTTGAAAAATGTATGCGTGGAGATCCCACTGACAACGTGTTTAGTGCTTACC